CATAGGTGACACCATCCTTGAGGATGTAGGGCTTTTGGTAGAAGGCGAGCTTCACACGACTGCCAGAGTACATAGGAATAGACTCGTCGGTGATGTGAGTACCCTCAGTATCAACAACGGGAGGCTTGCTGTCTTCATTCCAGGAGAACTTAATCTTGTATTGACCTTCGGCAACTTCTTCCCAAGGCTCAGGCTTCAGGGTAGAACGCTTAGGGTTCTTCAGTTTAGTTTCTGCCCACTTCAGGGACTCAACGCGATCCTCTTCCAGCTTCTCAACCAGATCGGAATCGACAAGGGCAGACAACGAATAGCCAAACTTGCTTGGCTTCAGTACAGCTTGGTATCCCTCAAGGACAACAGGCTGTTCAGTTTTGTGGATGGTGCGGGTCATTAACAAAAGAAGTAAGTGGATTCAATCACGGACTCTGGTTCCAGATCTCCGATGATCGGTGGGTCAGTCTCCGCTCCTATTTGTTGAGCGAAGTCTAGTAGGTAATCATGCTCTGCAAACAAATGCATGTAAGTTTCACGCACGATTGTACTTAGCAGAGTCATGTCTGTAGCACGACACAATACAGAGTCGTGGATCAGTGCAATGGGAGCATTGAACCGAGTGGCAGATAAATGCAGCAAGCTTGCATCTAGCGAATGGATTAGATTCGGCGCTGTTGCGTTCTTGTGATGCGCTTTGTCTACCTCTTTATCGTCACCCACTGCGACCTTGAGTTTACAGCGACCAAGTAGATGGAGTTTAACCTCAACGAACAGTTTCTTCATCAGTCGTTGGGTAACGACAAAACCAGATGGTGTAACCCATGTTAGTTCAGTTTCACCACGGTCAATGGCTTTGCCGACTTCCTGTTCAATCCAAGCCATGACAGCCATAGGACCAGGAACGACAACCTCCATAGCATCTCTCACTGCCTTAACAGTCTTGGTGAGATCATCCTTGTCAATCTCTACCTTCTTTTCCTTCAGTGCGTCCTTGATATATCCACGGTTGGAGAAAGGTTTAGCATTGTAAGGGACAGTCATGACGACCCGTTTGCATACCTTCCTGTCCATGTGAGGACGGATAGACGCGGGACATTGCGGCTTAGATTGTTCAGCAACGACCTTGTATGCGTCCTGAGGACGTTCACTAGGTAGGACATTGACAAGCTGCGCTGTGGACCTGTCACGTGCCAATCCTGCGAGGATTTGTAACCCTGAACAGGTGGCATCTGTGGCAACAAATAGTCCTGTAGTTTTGCGCTCTTTAGTGACGACACACTTGTAGTATTCCTCACAAGCTGCAAGGAACTGCCAAGGTTCATCAGCTCTTTCCCACTCAGATAAGAATCCAATGGGATCAACAGCAACACGCTTGATGAATGTGATGTTATCAGACACCCACTCAAGGCGTCTAGCTAGAGTCTCTTTATCAAGACCATAGGTAGTTGCAACTTGGAAAGCTAACCACTCTTCAGCATCAGCTGTCATAGGAGCTTCTTCATAACTCCTCAACAAACTTTTTCCGAAGTCTGTATCTTGTGGAGTAAGGAAGGCGGGAATAGGATAAGCACGACCCCGATAATCAAACGACCACGGAATGTAGAACTTATCTTTATCCTTAAACCTCTTTACTGCTTCCATAGTCATGCGAGTTCTACATGACCTCTTAAACTCTTGAGCTTGTTTGTTTCGAACTTCAGTAGCTTGCCTTCTATAAGACATCCTAGCTTCTTCATTCTCTTCAATGTCGAAAGGTTTAGGAGGAAGATCATAGTACACAATAGGGAGAAACTTTCCTACTTGTATTTTTCTTTCTTCTAACTCTTCAGCTACTTGTACAATAAAGGGATTTAAACAGTAGGATACCTTCTGAATTTTGTTGATAAATTCTAGTGGTTTATCCCCCTGTATACGGGTGCTTTGTCCACGACGCACCAGATCATGACCGCGCATAACCTCATTCAGCAGGTAACCTCCCGCATGATCGTTAGTCCAATCATTTGGTTCGATAAGCATCGGCCATGCAAGCGGGCTGAATAGTTCAGCATCGCGCATCAATGTATCTTTGATTTCAAGAAACTCAGCAGTTGGGACACAGTATTGTACTGTCTTTCGTCCCTCTCGCCTATTGTCTTTCTCGAACCATTTGGTGCTATGCATGATGCAGTCAAGTAACCAGCCTCCAAGCTTGACACGATCAGCTCTACCCCAAGCTTGCCACTTCTCAACATCTTTTTGGTTCCACTTGGTTTGTATGCTAGTACGCTTTTGTTGTGTGCCAGTAGACTTGTGCCAGTACTTGGTTTTTAGGTGATTAAGTAATCCAGGTGCAGTTTGTTCGTAAAACCGCATCTGACACTCTGCTTCAACAGCCTGACCAATAGAGTCCATGACGTTGATGAGAAGATCTGAACCACGTTTACATGAGAATGTCTTATCAAAGGTAATCTTGAGAGCAATCGTTGCTGTAGCTTGTATATCTAGTTTAGATACATACTTTTTTACAAGCTGGAAGTTGTGACCTGTACCACGAATCAAACGATCGTGTGTGGTATCTTGGATGTGTTTGATAACACCAGGCAAGGCAGTATCAATAGACGATACACCATAAATAGTGGCTGATGCATACGATTTACTCTCAAGATCTTGCGTGTTCTTATGTAGTTTTTTAAGACCCTGAGAGACTGCCTCACGCTCAAACTTGACTTGGGTTTCAATCTCCGCTGGTGTCGCCAATAAAGTCCTCCTCTGCGTCCTTGGAATGGTCGTGAATGTGGATACATTGTGCTAGCTCAGGGTAATCCTCAGCTAGTTCGTGATACTGTTCAATCGAAATCAATGACATCGGTGTTATCGGGTGAAACAAAATGGATGGCTTCGTCAGTACAGACAGTGAACTCTGCACCCTCTGCCATTAGACTTTTGACTTTATTCTCTGCTGCGTGTTGCTTCTGATACACGAACTCTTTGACTTTGCCTTTCGTCTCAGCGCGTATAATGCAGCACACAGAAGATGGAAGCTCCCAACCTGCTACCTTCCAAGACATCACCTCCTCAAATGTATGAGGCTCGAACATCTCATCAGGTGCATCTTTGTAGTGCTCCCAGTTGTTAGGATAGTACGGTTTACCACTCATCAGCTTGCCTCACATTGATAAGTTCATCGTTACGTTCACGGGACAATTCTAGAGCCATCCATGCGGCTGACTCAGAATCGGGCGCTAATAGATGCATAGTGCCTGAACGTAGGGTCACTTCATACAGTTTTGGTGGACTTGTTTGCATTGGTGGTACGCTTGCGAGTTGTGCGTTTTGGTGGATCAGGTTCAGGTTCTGCGTCCTTGACTTGTATGCTCGCCATGAATGTGTCATGGAACTCATCGCGCAGTTTCTTATACTGTTCGACGGTTTCTGAAGGGGGTTTGCTGTAGTGATGGAGCCAAGCTTCGACTGCATTGTATAGCAGCCACTCACGAGTTCTAGTCATTTAGTACTTCAACGTATTGTAGGTAGATTCTAAACCAATGGGCGTACCCATGATTAGATTTATTTATGGTAGATTGCCAAGGTGCATCCATTGCACGAAGACAATCACTCATCCGAAGATGCCACATCGACAACGTTTCGCTGTCGTAGCAGTCGCTTCTCATAGGTGGAGTTAGCATTGTTTGCACGGGAGTAAACAGCAAGCGTAGACAACAAGCCTACGACGCCGATGATTGCGAGGATGATGTTAGATTCAGGCATCGAATAGTTCAGAAAAAAGGTCGCGTGATTGCTGTCTATCGTACTCCTCGCGGACGTACACAATAGCAGCCTCAATGCCCATAACTTTTAGACGGGCATCGTGTAGTTGTTTGCGTAACTCGTAAAGTTGTTGGTTACGCTCAACGATAGTCATGTTGTGCGTCCTTGAAATGTGTGAATGTGTTGGGTTTGTGTTAGGTAGTGACACGATGTTGCGCCACTATGTATACCTAACTAGTGATTGCGGAAGAGGTAGGTATTCTCGTTGAATTGCACCTCTGAGTAATCGTAACGAAGCTCACAGTTCCAGACAGCTTCGAAGTCAATGTGATTCTTGAGGAAGTCAGGAACGCGATCAAGATAACCAGACTCTTCTACCATGTTGGCAGCGTATTCTGCGAGCAAACCATCACCGTAGCCAGCAAACTCGGCTTCGAACTTGTCTTCGAAGTCCATCGCGCATTGAATACCAAACTCTTCGTCGAGCAGTGCAATGAAGTCGAGATACTCTTGCTCTTCGGTGATGTAATAGGTACGCTCTGCGATGCTATCGACAAGCTCTTGCTTATCGGTATCGAGTGCATCGTACCACAGAGCGAAAGCATCACGAGCAGAGATGAATTCAGGGGAAAGAGTAGCAGTCATGTGTGAATGTGGAAAGGGTGAACAACACATAGTCGCTGAGGACTATAGAAAACCTCCGAAGAGGTTTAGTATAATCTACAGTGAATTAACCAACGACGGTGTACTGATTGCCCTTGCAGTATGCATTGACAAACTTACCAGCAGACTCAATCTCACCAAAGAAGAAGTCAACAATTGCATCAGCGTCGATGTTATCGTAGAGGAACGACTTGGCGCTGGTGACATACTCAACGAGTGCTTGGTTAGTAGCAGGGTTGAGCTTCAGGCTACGGATAGCGGAGGACTGCAGGTTGTCAGCTTGGAAGAACATTGTGTTTCGTGTTAAGTGTAAAGAACGTAGCTTATGAGAGCTACAGAAAACCACCGAAGTGGCTTAGTGTAACTATCAGACGAGCTCAGCGAGTCGCTCAGGCGAGAGCGAGACAAGCTGTACGCTTAGCGTCAACACAGTTAGCGTTAACCCAGAAACCCAGCGAGACGTTAGGTTGAGTCATGAGGTTAAAGATAGCACGGCGGCTAACGTTGGTGTACTCATACGACAAACCGTTGCTATATTCAACAAGTGCAACACCAAGAATAGGCGACACAGCGATGTTGTCGATAGCGCTAGAAGAACGGTTGAGGATGCGGAAGAACATGAAGCGAATTGTGAATGTGTTAGTGAGTAGCTAAGAGAGCTACAGAGAGGGTAATAAACCCTTAGTGTAACTTACAGCCAATGAGTGATGTAATCGTCTATGTCATCAGCGGATGACTCGTCGAGCAAATCAGCATCGGTGAATGATGCAAGCATGGCGCGATACTCTGCAGGTGTGGGATCGACGTCAGGATCGAAGTCGTCGTGGCAGAGGAACTCGTACTCATGAACTAGAGCGTCGATGAGGTGCTGTCGTGTGTGTGTCATAGTGAACTCGTGAACTCGTATGCTGTTAGTATGGCAGAGAATCGAGGGAAAGTCAAGCGGTAGTGGACAGTTTGAAGGGTGGCTCTTCGTTCATCTCAGCCTCCCACTCGGTGAGTGACTGCTCAAACAGCCAATCCAGGTAATCGTCGGAGATGGTGGGTTCGTTGTTCATGCTCTTAGTATGGCACATGATGGGAGCGTTTGGGGAAGATGGTGGACACTAGCTTAGGTGTCACAGCTCATGGAACACCTCAGGTTCACCCACAAGCACACCGTTGATCTTGGCTGCTTTGTGCCGCTTGCCTTTGCCTAGCTTATCACACCAGAGCAGCTGCTGCATCGGCTTGTCATGAATCGTAAAGGTTACATCCTTCAGCTTTTGTCGTGGCGTCATCTGTCTCTGTCTTGACTACTCACATAGTATGGCACAGCTTCGAGCTGTTGTCAGCATGTAGTAGACACTTGTTAAAGTGGCGTTCAACGGCGCTACAGATCGCTTCGCTTTAATGAGAATTATTTGCAATAAGCCAAAGCTATTGACACAACTGCGTTCCCGCTCGCTTCGCTCGCTCCCCATGCGTACCGTGATTGCACAGCATAGCACAGTGGAAAGGAAGCGAGGCGTAGCCGAGCGGCACCCATAGGCACTTTTAATACCCCCACGGGGGGAAAGATTAGCGTTGCTTATATGATATATGGGTTCAGAAATTTTTGTCAAATTTTGGCGTGTTTTGCGCGTGATAATTCAAGTGAGCCGCCTCTACGACCACAAACATAGCCAAAAGGAGGACAAGAATCATTTTCATAGACAACAAAGCTTTTAATAGCGCCTGAATCGGTTAACGTCTGTAAAAAGTACGTCGAAGGACCGGTTTGAACCAGTCCAACGATGCACATATTAAGAAAAAGGTTACACATAGCACAAAAATGCTACATGTCTGACCACATAGCAGCGTAAATAGTAGGAAATTGGATAGCAATCAGTTCTTTTACTTGATCTGCTATCTGTTTATGTTCTTTTTGCGTCCCATTGGCACACCGAAGATCACAATAGTGCAACCAAGAGCGTAAAGTACCATTCATATAGAGCCTGGTGGGCGTTGAGAGCGGTAGAACGTCTCTGGCGCACTCTTTAGCTACTCCAGCCTCTAGAAGAGCCTCATAGACCTGTTGAGCGTGTCTGTAGAGGTAATCAACACGTTGTTTAAGGAATAGATCTTCTTCTTCTACCTCAATACTATTCTGTCGGTTCTTCGTATCTTGTAAACGGAGTTCAGGGACTACGGGTTTACCCAGTTGGGAAGCCTCTGCGTACCTCTGACTAAACTCCTGAAAGGAGAAGCTACGGTGACGCAGTATCTGTGCTGCTATACTTCTAGTTGTTTCTATTTCTACACACATATTTACCATTTCAAATGGTGACCAATGCTTATGCTTGATTAGATACCTAATAAGCCTTGGAGAGGTCTCTGTGTTAGATTGGTTGGATGGGTTGGATACCCTAGCCATGTACGCTATTAAGGATTCAGCGTCGGGTGTTACATGAACTAGTTCTACGTTGTGCATAGGTGGTGGGTGTTAATTCTTTAATTCTTTAAAGACAGACAGTAGGATACAGTGCCTAATATTCAGAAGGTGTGGATTAAAGAAAGTAGAATATAGTGTCTACTATCCAGTAGAAGATAAAGGGGTAATGAGAGCTTGTCTCGAATTACCCCTCCAGGGGTTGGGTCCACCCTTCCCTTCCCCTGTATACGGGGGACATGTCCTAGATCCAAGTAGGGACGCCGGTTTTGGAATTACCTCTTGCTTGTCTTTTTTGGTCTAAACTCATACCAAATACAAGGTGGTTTGTCTCACTTTGGGGGTCGTCCATAAAGGCTTGGAGCATGTCGTTCCACTCTTCACGTTTACGTTCTTTGACTACTTCCAAGGCGGAAATAGACATAGCATCTGTAAAGTACTGTACTCCTTGTGCTAATGCGTCTAATCTGTCATCGTGTCGGACTGCTCCTTTTTCCCGACACATCCGGCTCATCTGATAGAAGAGCATATAAAGGAGACGTTTTTCTGGAGCTTCGTCTTGATTTGATTTGTAGTCCCATTCGACCACAGAACGATTAACAATAAGCCTATGTTGATTAAGGATAGGCTCAAGGGCATCAATAATACGGTCTTCTTTGCGGACATTAGCGCGTACCTCTTCTACGTCAATAGCTTGTTGTGTCTGTATGATATGTTTTTTAAACAGTTCTGCAACAAGACCGTCACCAAAGTTAGTTTCAACGACTAATTTAGTAACTCCTAACTTCTTACAACCTCTTAGAATGTCCAAAAGCGTATTGTCTGAGTATCCGTCTCGGTAAGCCCGCATTTCATGCAAGTACAAGTAACCGTTTCGTTGGGAGATATAAGCTGCTGTTGTCTCATCTGCCCCACGACCCGACGGGTCAACACTGCAGATTGTTTCTTGGTAAGGACCCCATTCACCTTGGAGCTGCATTGGAGAGTAGAAATAGTCTCCAGGTAACCCGACAGTGGGTAAGTCTTTGATGACGTTTTGAGGATCTGAGCACCAGATGACGCTATCAGGAGCGGACTTAGGATTAACACTGGTGATGACAAGATCAGCCATCTTGAGGGGGAACTTTTCAGCATCACTAAGGGACGTGTCAAGCATGAACTGCAGCATAAAGTTGCTGCGTCCCATAGACGCTTCACGTTCGATAAGGTCTTCATGGTCAAATCTATCTGGGTCAGTTACACTCCAAGGATCGGCACCGTTGTCGATGTCTTCCTGGAGTTGAGGGGCGATGAGTCCTTCGTAGTTAGATAATTTACGAGGAACACGAGCAGGCCAAACAAAGGGGCGGTAGTTACGTTCTGCAAGTTTACGGTAGATAGTAAAAACGGTTTGTGGGGTTCCTAAGTACATAATACGGCTGTCTTCCTTAGGAGTAAGGATAGACTCCGCTTCCGTACAAAGTTGTAGAAGTTTCTCCCTCATCAACTCTGTCATGGAGTTACCAGGGACTTCGATGTCGTCTAGAATCATCAGGTCTGCACGGCTACCCGTGAGCTGACCAGTAATACCAACAGACTTAACGGATGGGGCTTGGTGGGGTGGGCACTTAATATCAAAAGAAATGCGAGACCACCGGGCTGAATCATCGCTAGGTTGCATATGATTCAGCCAGGGAGTCTCGATAATAAGCTTCTGAAGAAAGATACTCATGTTATCTGCTCGCTCTTTAGAAGCGGAGATAATCATGATCTTCTTTTCGTTGTCTTTAAATAAAGTCCAAAGAACAAAAGCGCCAGTAATCCAAGATTTACCAACTCCTCGGAAAGCCTGGATCTGTAGGCGTTTAGGACCGTACTGTAAGTAATCAGCAATAGCATACTGAGCACGAGTAGGAGATGGTAAATCAAGTTGAGCCCACAAAGCCTGCAAGAATAGTTTAAAGTCGTCTTTAAGCAGGTCTAGGGTGTTCATAGGTTAATTAGGTTTGTAACGACCGCCAAGTTTAGATGCCAAATCATCAAACATAGTCAGCTGATCTTTAGGTAAAGTAGCACGATGTCTGGTAATAAAGTCTTCAACAATACGTTGAGCAACTCGTTTTTGAGGTTTAACAGACTCTACAATATAGTCATTAAAGATGTCCATCAGCTCAGTAGCATTTTGAGCATCTTTAACTTTTTCCTTGACTTTTTTAGCAGGAATTTCTAAGTCAAACTCTTTCAATAAAGCATGGATATTCCTAGACTTATCGAAATCAGTAGAACCTGGAGCTGCAGCAATGTGTGCACGTCCAGGGGCATCTAGCATGTTTTTACGGGTGTTACCCATAGTAACGTCAAGCATATCTGCCCACGCAAACATGTTAACCAAATCATCCTCATCAGCAATTCCAGATGCAATAAGCTCTTCCATTTTTTCGACAAATGGATAAGATTGTGCTTTGGCAAACAAATGATGTTGATGTGCAGTCCGTTCTGGATCTAGCGGGTCGTATACTTTATACCTAGCCTTTTCAAATACAATGGGATCGTTAGGATCGTAATCTAAGGTTGAACCTTTACCAGCTAATTCTTTTTTATATTTAGCTGCTGTTTTACCTTGAGCCTCACGCCTAGCAATGTTCTCTTGAACTTCTTCTAAAGCCTGTTTTCTACGATCTAGTGCACCTCTAAATTCAGGTTGTTGTGCAACATCTTGGACCATTCCAGGTGCTCTTAGACGTGGCTCAACAGTAATAGGCATAACCTGTGGGGAGGTAAAATCTAAACCTACACCACCGCCTCTATTTCTAATACTTGGGGTTCCACCAGCCATTGCCATAGCAGGCTGCATAGGTGGTCCTGGCGGCGGCATAAGATCTTTAGCAGCACCTTTGACTGCTTGGCGCACACTCTTACTGCCTAAAACTGCTGCACCACCTGTTGCAATGTCTGCAATAGTAAATGGGTCAGTTACGCTTACAGGTAAACCAGTAGCAGCAGCAATATTTTCAGCGGCTGTTTGCTGTAATTCTACACCTTTAGCGACTGTCTGTTGGATCGGTTGAGGTAACGCGCTGAAAACTGTTTTTAAACCGCCTCCAACTGCTTTAATAGTAGGTCCAAGAATAGGGTCAGCGGTAACTGCTCGTGTTACGCTAGACGTAATACGTTCAATTTGTTGTTGGGCTGGGTTAAGTTTACCTTGGACATACAGCTCTTCAAAACTTTTTTGAGATTGCCAGCCGTAGTTTTCACCAGCCCAACGCTTACCTGTTTCCCTATCTTCTAAACCAATCTCATAATCGTTCATTTAATGTGCGATAAAATAAGTTTTTCTCTAGGCGTAATGCCAAAAGTCTGCCTCATCCACGTGAGCCAGTTATTCGTTCCTTTGTTCTGATTACATTTCCTGCAGGATGGTACCAAGTTTCTTGTTGTCGTTTCTCCTCCATAAAAACGAGGTATAACGTGATCAAGAGTAAGTTCATGTAGTTCATAATGTTCTCCACAATAGACACATTGACAGTTGAAGTGTTCCTTGATGGCTTGACGCCACATACGTTTCGCTTCAGGGCTAGTCATGGTTATTAGATTTTGCAGGTAGTGATCAGGACTGGGAAGTAGCGGTGTCATGCATAACGTGAGCGTTTACCGTGACCATTAGCGGCACGGTTTTTACCTTGGATCATAAGACGTGTTTTACCACCTTTGGAGTGGGAGACATCTTTACCGTCTCCATTACCGTAGGTGCCACGTTTACGATTCTCTTTATTTAACGCTGCACGTTTAGCCTTTTGTTTTTCTGTTCCATCATATGCTTTTTGGTAAGATTTGTAATTACCATTAGCGTATTTAGGACCACTGCGGCTAGACTTTTGAGCCATACAACCTCCGCTGTACTAGTTCTGGATCAATAGTAGGCAATACACTTGCCAGTTTATCAAGTTGGTTACCCTCAAGGGCAACACCGCTGATATCATTTTTGGCTAGCCAGTCACAAGCTGCTTTGAGATCTTGTGTCGTGGCTTCACCAGATTTAATTCGTGCGAGGAATTCAGATGTAACAAGGTTGTGAAGCTCGTTAAACTGATCCTCAGTTGCTTTTTTCTTCATTTGTCAAAGACACAATAGGTACGATGTCGTGACACAGTACCTCTACACGAGACCCAGGACGAAACGTAAATCCCGCCTTCATAATCTCGGTACATTTTAAAGCTCTCACAAGCTCATAATCAAGACGTAGTTTCTCCTCGTGCCGCTTCGCTATCTGTTTGCATTGCTCAATCATCCCACCGTCAAGCGGTACGGAGAAATTAAGCTGCATACCGTAGTTGTTATTACGGGTGTAGCCAGTAGGCAACGTATCGTTACCCATGTAAAATGGAGATACCGTCATAGTTGTTCCATTACACGAGTTACCGCCGGTAAACTGCTGTCTACTGGGTGCACCGTTGTTCTGGAACTGAACTGCTTGGTTTGTTACGTTACCTGTAGCTGCTGCAATAGGATTAGCGTTGTTGCTAACCGTAGGAGATTCAGCAAATGCTGGTCCTACTGAGAGAAGACAGAAAGCGAGGTAGTAGTAGAGGTAGTGCTGATGTCTCTGGTGATGTCGATTGTTTCGATCACTCCGGCTGTTCGGTTTACGGTCTCCAGTTGAAACTGTTCGCCAGTGGTTGTGACGGACCAAGTAGTCGAAGAATCGGTTATATCCCCGCTTGGGGTTACGTTTGTTCCAGACCATGATGAGTATGCACCACCGTACACTTCAGTTGCGATAGTTTCGGTGATGGTTTGAGTGGTGGTTGTGGTAGCCTGCATACTACCTTGGGTAAACTGAGGGGTCACAGTTTGTGCCATCGCCCCAGCGGGGAACAGCAGAAGCAGAATTAGGAATTTCATAGTTGGTTTTTGTCCTTTTGATCTTTAGGGCGAGAGATTCCATATGATGCCAACGTTCCAGACAGCAATGAAGCTACGAACGTGGGATCCATCTTCTGTAGCATTCCCATGTATGATGCAGTTAGAACTCCTGCACTCCATACAAGCACAAGAGCTTTTACAATTTCACTGAAGAAATCATGAATGAAGTTCTTCGTTGTCTGCATGTTTCTGTTTACGGGTGAGTAGTTTCTTGATAAGAGGTTTCAAGACGCTCACTGTCCGTTTAAACACAGCGGTAGCTGTTAGGGTGGCTGCAACGGAGACAGTAGCTGTCGTTGTAGCCGTAGCCAAGATCTCGTTACTCGGTAAAGGTACAGTAATATCAGTACCAGGAATATCGACGTAACGGACTTGTGCCGGGACTGGGGGTGGTTTAGGAGGTGGAGGAGTTACAGGTTTAGGTGCTGGTTTCTCCTTCGATTTCTCCTCACTGTTAACACCGCGTACACCGGGAGGTGGACGAAGGTCGTTAGGAGGCACTACAAGCGGTTTGTAGGTGGGTAAAGTAGCTCGTGGGACCTCCAGTACCGGACGGGGTAGTAGAGGCGGCTCAGGGAGCCTTAGAACCGGCAGTACCGGTGGTGCTCCCAAGTCCATCAGCCGCCAAAGAGACCACGCTCGATGAAATCAACAGCTTGGTCGTCAACAGTGTTGTCAGATTGCTCAGCAAGTTTACGCAGCATATCGACGATAAGGCGCTTAACTTTGTCGCTACCAAGGAACGACATAAGAACAGGACGGATAAGGGTAA